GCATTTCAAGGAGAACGCTGCGGTGAATCAAGAGACATCCAGTTCCTACCGCATCGACTTCAATCAATGAATCTTCTGGATAAGCATCAATCGCCTGAAGTCCTTTTTCCGGATCCATTGAATAGATTGTTGGAACTGGGCGAAGTGAATCTTCGCCATCAAAGAAGGCTGCAAAGACTAGACCCGAGACAATCGGGCGGTCTTTGTCGTGGGCTGAATCAATCAGCTTGTGCCAAGTGGAAAGAGATAATCGTTCATCGGAGTCAATCATCAAGAGCCAGTCGGCATCTATTGTCTCCAAGAATGTTTTGACAACGACATTTCTCGACCGAGTTGTCAGGCCGACATTGCCGACTTGCACCATATGATCGAAGTGACCATTCTTCTCGCGAGCGACATGAATCAAGTCCATCGCAAGGAGGGCATCAATCGTGCCGTTGTTCACCATGCCGATGCAGACTTTGTGTGAAGATTTCATCGCTTCTCCGCATCTATTGTGACGGAGGTTGTTTCGGGTTGTGCGGATTTCAATTCTGAGATGAGGCTGTCAAGAGCCGCAATGCCTTTGTTCTGAACCAGCTCCCTCGCTGATTCAAGACCTTCAAGAAATATAGATCGCAATTTATTCTCCCCTGTTGATTGTGTTGCGCCGAGACGCTGACTCTACCCGTAAAGGATAGAGCCAGCGTCAAGGATTTGGCTATTAGTAGCCAGAAGGTGCAACAGTTCCTGTTCCAGAAATTGTTGAGACCGACTTGTTGAAGCGGTGTGCGAGAGCAGCGTATCCATAGACCTGGAAGCGAACTGTGAGGTTGCTTGAGAGGACATCTGGGAGAACGCGTGTCTTCACGCCTGACTCGAAGAGGTAAGAATCTGAGAACTTACCGACGAGGATTGGTGAATAGTTGGTGGTTGCGCCGTAGGTCTTTGGAAGTGTTGCATCCAAGAACACAGGAACGCCCTGAATTGTTCCAACTAGACCAGCAGGTGCGCCTGGATTTGTAACTGTTCCAGCAGCGTTGAATGCCTGTGATGCGCCTGTTACTGGCACAACGAGTGGGCGGTTGCTTCCATCAACTTGGCTGGCGAACCAGTACCACATTGAAGGATGCATGACGATGGCTTCTGCTTGCTTGTAACGATTTGTTACAACCTTAGAGATTGCCTGAGCAATTGCCTTCGCGCCATTGACTGCTGTTGGTGTTGATTCAGTCCATGTTGTTGGGATTCCGTTGGTGGTATCTGCGCCGAGGGTGATGAGACCCTTGAGAGAGCCAGATGTTCCATCGCCTGAACCGACAACTGCTGTGTTGAGTTGCAATGCATAGTCAGCCATGAGATCACCGAAGACGAGACGATCGAGACCGCCAGCAAGAGGAGACTGCTCCACAAGCTGGATTGATACATTCTCATAGCCAGAGATTGTACGAACAGGCGCTGTGACTGTTGATGAGACCATGTCGCGAGTTGTTGTCGTTGCATTGTCTGCAGACTGGAATGCAGCAAGTGTACCTGTTGTGATCTGTGGGATGTTGATGCTGTCTGTACCAGCAGGCAGAGCCATGTTGGTGACGAGGTCAGCGGTTACGCGAGCAGCACGAGCGAACTCTGCGTATTCGTTGATGAGGTAGATTGGAGGAACGAAGTCTCCACCAGCGCCATCGGTGCGGGAAATGTCGCGAGACTCAACTGCGACTTCCTGCTGGTGGCGATAGAGGCGCTCCCATGAAGAGCGATCGTTGCGAAGCTGTGCGCCGATCATGTCGCGGACGAAAGAATTCTTTCCATCCTTGTCATAGGTCATTGCCTCTGCGGTGACCTTTGCGCCACCGAATGTTGCAACGCCAGCCTCTTTGCGAGACTCTGCGATTGCTGCTGTACGTGCTTCTACCTTTTCGGCAGTTGCGATGCGCTCATCGAGCTTTGCAATTTCATCTTGCGCTGCTGATGCTGCATCCAGAGCTTCTGCGCTGACATCTTCTGCTGCGAGAGTTGTTTCAACCTCGGCAACAAGACCATCGCGCTGCTCCTTGAGCTTTGATGCTAGAGACATTGTTGTCCCTTTCTCTTGGATTGGATTGGAACCAGTCGGGGCGAGTGCGCCGAGGGTTATGCCTTGCGATTACGCAAGGAATGCTGTTTGACCTTGAGAGCCAACTTCTTCTTTCGGATGTCAAGGTCTTGTTCTACTGTGGAACGCATTCCAACACTTGTTGAAGAATACGCTGGCAAAGTGACAACCGAGACCTCAAAGAGTCGCTCGATTTGTGTCAATGTGCGAAGTCCAGCATCGCGAGTCTGTCCATCGGGTGCGACTGTGAATGCGAATGACATCTTGTCCATATCGCCTCGACGAAGTGCCGAGGAAAGTTCCTGAGCCTTTGGATTTGCAGGGTCAAGTTCTGCCTCAATGTAGAGACCTGTCTTGTCTTGACGAAGTTGCAAGGTTCCTGACTGGCTTGAAGCAAGTGGGATTCCTTCCATGTCGTGATTGACAAGGAGGAAGACTGGATCGCCAGAAGATAGGGCGCGAGTGAAAGCACCGGGAGCGATGACTTCACGGAAATTCAAGCCATCTGCTTCCTTGTTGAAGGTTGCAGCGTAGCCAGCAATCCGAAGCGATCCATCGGTTGTATCAACCGCACGAACCTCGGCACTCATTGTGATGCGTTCTGCTGTTGCCATTGCCTTGCGCTGTTCCATCATTTCGACATCCTCTGCTCTTGGGGCTGGAAGGGCTTTGATAACTGTCAAGATGTCTGGGCGGTGAACCGACACGACATCGGTTGGAACCCATCCATTCCCCTGCTCCTTGTAGATACGGACTGCGAATGCTGGCTGGTCTGGTGTTGTCTCTAGGACATAGCCTTCGGATGACTTTGCCTGACCCTTGGTGACTACTTTCTCAACCTTGCCCTTGGCGCGACCATTGCTGGTGTTCCAAGAGACGAAAGTTCCTTCTCCGATACGAGCTGCGGAAGCGCGACCCTCGAATGGAGCCTTGATGGAGTCATCGTTGAAAGCCTTTGCCATCTTTGCATAGTAGGCAGCAACTTTGGTCTTGATTGCATCCTGCTGATCGCTTGGGATTTTTACTCCACCGCGAGCGCCGTTCAAGATTCCTGCAACTGCGAAGATTGCTTTTGGAACTGCCTTCAATTCGCCATCGATGATGTCTGCGAATTGCAACTTGTATGAGCCGAGAAGTTCCTTGTTGGATTCATCGACATAGAAGAATGCTTTGGCGTACTTTGACCAGTCGATTGAATCTCCACCAGCCCAAGCCTGAACGCGCTTATCGGCTGCTGCTGCATCCCAAGTTGTGTCGCGGTCTGCGAAAGCGAGGTCATCGGAACCAATGACGGCGCGAATTTCTTCATCGGTCATCGCCGAATAGGAAATCATCATTGGCATGATGGCTGCATCGAAGTCATCTGGGACATCATCTGCATCGACACCCTGGTCATCGAGGGCATCTGGTGAAGGTTGGGTGACTTCCTGACCGAGAGATGCGGTCAATTGCCACTTCCAGAACTGATGCTGGTCAATACGACCTGCGAGGAAGTTGGCAACTCCCTGCTGATTGTAAGCACTAGCGCAATCGAAAGCATCTGACAATTCATCGAGAATAATGTCGTTCGCTGCGAGAAGGTCATTGGCGAGCGCAATTGGGTCTTGCAAAGTTGTTGAAGCATCTTCGATTGAGCGAAGTGCTAAGAATGAGCCGAGTGTGAATGGTGCAAGAGAGCCGAGCTTGCGAAGGTTCTCCGCAATTGGATCGATTGACTCATAAACATCTTCGTAAATCTTCAGGAATAACTTGTGGTATTCGCTGAAGTCTGCGCCTCGGACATTCCAATGAGCGCCGTGAGCGCGGAAATAGAATGAGACGACATCGGCAAGCAGTTCGGTCAATTCTTCATTCAAGTCTGGAACCTGATTCATGTCTGGCATTTCACTCTCCTTGGATTCCATCAGGGAAAGCGCCCTTGCGCTTTTCGTGATTTGATTTCTGATTTTTGTTGCCCACTCGAAACCTGGGTCTCCACCCCAAGCCGACCAAGCGACTCTCCCTGCTGATGGAAAGCCATCTTCCCCTGAATTGAAACCCTCTGCCTTCTTGTCCACTTCGTGCCTCTTGAAGAATGAAAACATTCTCAAGATTGTTTCTGCACTTACTGGGTGTCCAGCAGCCAAGTCGCTTGCTCTTTTTTTGCCCACAGGTGTGAAGCCAGAGCCAGCATCACCATCAGCAATCCAACCCAAAGCCATTTTCGCTTCATCTTGGACTCCTTTGGGAACGCGATATGTTTCAGCCATTACTCAAGAACTCCCATCACAGGTGCGGAAGGGTCGGTATCTTCTCCGAGTGAAGGATTCTCTCCGCCAGCAGTTACATTGCCAGCAAGAGCCTGATTGAACTTATCTCCGCCCTCGTAAGGTTCCAATCCTTCAATCTGACGAACTTCATTTGGAGTGCGAGCGCCCATCGAAACATTTATCATGTTCACGCGAGCGCGAGTGATTGCATCTGTACGAAGTAGGGTTGAAGTATCGAATGCGACATCATCTTCAGGGTCAAGAATGTTTGAGATTGCAATTTCAATTCGACGAAGCCAAGGGGCAATCGTATGAGTGAGGAAATTGAGGGATGCTTGTTCTACATTCTGATAGGTCTGATTATCGCCAGAGGCCAGGAGTAGGTGCGACGGAATGCGGAAGATGCGAGCGATGTCGCGAATCAACTGCTCGCGAGACTTGATCATCTCTGCGTCGGCTGCTGAAGTTGTGATTGGCTTGAAGGTCAGGCCATCAGAGAGAACTGCTGGCTTGCGGTGACGGCGATGGGTTGCCTCCCATGTCGCCTGAATGACGCGAGCCTGTTCCAAATTCAGCTTTTGCGGAGTCTCAAGAACGCCAGAAGGTGTTCCTCCCTCGCCGTAGAACTGGGCAAGGTGGCGATCCATAGCGATGGAAAGGCCGATGAGATTGCGAGCCTGATTGAGTGGGGAGATACCCACCAAAGATTGAGGCGGTGTGAACCAGCGAAGGTGAAGAATATCCTCACGGTTCATCTCGTTGCCGAGGTGCAAATAACGGCGACCGGTCATGTCACCTGTTGGAAGCACCTGCATTTGATAAGGGTGCAAAGGAACAAGACCAATCATGTTGCCCAAGCGATCGCGGTCGATTTTGACATAAGCATTTCCATGCAAAGCCATCGAAGCGACAATCTGGTGAATCAATTCGTAAGTGTTTGATTCTGGGTCAGGGTCGGCAAGTACATCAGGCAAAGGTCGCATGACTCGCTTGCCATCATTGCCAATGGTGTAGCAGCGAAGTGGCATGGAAGCAACAGAGTCAGCAAGAAGTGAGACAGCGCCGAGAACGGATGAGACACCGAGAGCAGTCCATTCATCAATTCGCTCACCAGCAGCCGAGGTCATAGATGTTTGACCATAAAGCTGACTCAATGGGGAAACATAGTTATTGAATTGAGGGTATCGGCCTACTGTGAAGGATTGGATGCCACGCGAGAAGATGCTCATTCATTTCCTCCAAAACCAGCGAAGTCTGCTAATACTGAACCAACGATTGCCAAGATTCCTCCTGCGATGAGTGCTGCGCCAAGTCCAAGGATGATTCCGACACCTGTTGCGATTGATAAAGCACCAACAACTTCAACTGCGGTGCTGATTTTTTCACGCATTTGGAACCTCCATTGTGAACGGATCGAATACTTGTGGCAATGAACCACCTTGAGATTGCCACCATGCAGCTCTTTCGAGCGCCATGACGGATGAGACTGCAAGGTCAATCCTACGCTTTGAGCCTTTCGCTTCTTTGGAAAGTCTCGAACCGCGATTGTCGGTGCGAAGTTGAGCGTTGCCGATATGTCGTGCAAGTTGAGCGTCACCATTTTGGGTGATTGTCTTATTCATGACCGACTCGAAGAATCGTGTTGTCGCCGGGGTCATTCGGCTAGCGGTCTGCGGGAAGGTGACAACAGGCAAGCCTTCATCTTCAAGCACCTGGAATGTTCTTGCCCATCGGTATGGATCGCAAGCAATTTCAAGAACTTGCCATCTGGTCGCTGCCTTGCGAATGGCATCCTCAACTTCAAGAACAGGAACCTGCCAACTCGCATCAGCTTCGTCTGGCTTCTCCCAAATTGCAACGGGCATGATGTGTGGAGTTTCCTCAACCGATACCGCCACGATTGCGGTACAGTCGCCGTTGAATGATCCGTCGAATCCGAGAACGACATCAACGCCGTCAGGAATTTCCTTCTCGACTGCAATCGCATCCCACATTCCGTGAGGAAGCCAAGTGTCAGATGTTGAAGTCCAGATATTCAGGCGCTTGGTCTTGAATTCAGATTCAGGCGTTCGCAAGATAGCAGAGGCGAAGTCATCGGATGCGACGATGTCATCGAATCCGGGGTTTGCTTCTTTCCATGCATTTGGATCGCGATAGTCGCCATCGTTGTTGGCTTCCCACCAGGCGAAGAAGAATGTCGGGTCATTGACTTCGCCACTAGCAACGCGCTTGCCGTATTCATAGAGACTGAAGCAGATGGAATCTTTGCCAGATGAATCGGTCTTGACTCCTGCGGTGGTAATTGCCACCAGCATCGGTTCAATTCTTGCACCCATTGCGAGTGACATAACATCGAAGAGTTCGCGATTGGGTTGAGCATGGAGTTCATCGAAGCAGACAAGAGTCGGGTTCAAGCCTTCTTTGGAGAATGCATCTGCTGATAGAGCGCGATAAACAGAGCCAGTCTTGGGATTGTGAATCGTGTCTTTATAGACTGTGAGCAGTTCGGAAAGTTCGGGATGAAGGCGAACCATTTCCTTCGCCGTGTTGAATACGATTTTCGCTTGTTCCTTTTCAGCAGCGCAAGAATAGATTTCCCCGCCTTGCGCTCCGAGGACTAGCGATTCAAGAGCAACAGCAGAGAGCCAAGCAGACTTTCCATTCTTGCGCGGAAGTCCGACCAAGCCGACACGATGACGAAATTTCCCATCGGCTTTGACTGCGAAGAGTTGTCGAGTGAGTTCGCGTTGCCAACCTCGGAAGACAAGGTCTTCGCCAGCGTGTCCAGCAATGGAGTCTTTGGTGATCTTGCAGAGTGCTTCAGCGAAGTCTGCAATGTCATCACCTCTCGACCTTTTCAAGTCTGCTTCTGGAACTTTGGTCAGCCAACGCGGTGGAAAGCCATCAATCTTCTTTGCCATTATGCCCCCCGGCTGAAATTACTGTCGAGCCTCTCGCTTGGCGATGAGCTTGTCGATGGCGCTGATCGCCTTGACCTCTGCAACCCCAAGTCGGGAGCGAGCAGTTGGGTCGAAGCCTAGCGATGAAAGTGAGTCCACGAATGCTTTGTTCAAGTGAACGAGCAATCTGCCATCTGCCGATTCCAGAGTCGCACGATATTTGGCACGAGCTGCTGCAAGGTCATCGGCGAGGCGAGCCGCGTTCTCAATGGCTTGGATGTCGCTTGAAGGTGAGAGCCATGTGATTGCGTTCGCCCACGCCGAGTTCCAGAGCGCGATGCCATCCTTGCCAAGACCTGCTGGTGGCTCTGGGATGGATGAAGCCATTGGGATTGTCGTGATGACTTGAAGGTCAGGAAGTTTGCGCTTGCCTGGGTTGCCCGTGATCCGCTTCAACTCTGCTGGCTTAGGAGGGCGACCTGCGGTCATCGCATAACCTCCAAGATTTTTTCCGAATTGGTAATTTCGCGAACAGAGATAAAAAAC